ACGCCAATGCCCATCCGCATATTCTTGTGAACAATGTCTTCCGTCTCTTTGAGATGGCAAGGCAGTGCAAGGCTATGCTTGTTGATACGATAGAGTAGTTTGCAAACATCTAATAACTGGTCTTTGCTCTCGATGTTAGGCAGATAGACTTCTGCTAAGCAACAAGTTTCATAAGCAGCCAAAGACTGTTCAGCGCATGGATTGTAGCCCATAACATCAGGATCAGGATAATCAGTCTCACCAAGACGACCAATCTTGCGGGAGAGTTTAAGATTGATAAGACCGTATGGCTCTCCTTTGCCTTCGTATCCGTCCCAGAAGTATTCGTGTAGGTCTTTAATATCGCTGCAAACAACAGAATTATTAGACATAGCTCGCCAAGAAGGAATATTCCCCATGTCCCAGCGCTTAGCAAGTAGATACTCAACATCGTCAGGGTCTCCAATCGCAATCTGAGCAGAACGGCGTACATTACCAGCCACGACAAACGCACCAATCAATCGGACGCAGTTTCTTACCTGCTCGTTTCTCAAGAATGTTACTAATCTTAGCAATACCGTCGCAGAGATCCTCTGGACCAGAAGCAGTGCCACCAAAGCCTTTAATCGCTGCACCACGACCACGCACGAGAACAGTGCTGTAGCTGAATGTTGGTGTCGTATCCGCTAGAAACGCCGCTTTGAGTGTTTTACCGAGGAGTTTGACCCATCCTTCACGGGAATCAGGAACGATAAAATCAGCATCAGCGGTATTAACACGAGTAGGAGCGCTAAAGTTAGCGTTGACCGGAGGAAGTTTATCAACATATTGCCTCTGAATGTTATAGCCAACACCTGAGCCAAGCATTAGCAAGTCCATCGCCCATGTGAACGGACGGACGGGTTGATCGATAACGGTGAATGCACAGTTCTGCAGACTGGCTAAACCAAGCCGACCAACTGTGTCTGTCCCCATTTGCCATAAGAATCGTCCAGCAACTGTGCCTTTCAACTCCATCAAGTACTTCCGTAGACGCTCTTGCTCATCAGCGTCAAAGCCACAACCTAATTGATCGTTAGCTGCCTTAATTACCCTTTCGACTGTGTCGGTGAATTCTTCTGTCTTTGATTTCGGATCTGCTTCGTTTAATCTCCTTGCGTAAGTTCTTTTGTATGTAATATATCCTACAGTGCTAAAGGGTGTGTTATAGGTCATTCTACTTCTTTCTCCAGTTTGTCAAAGTTATCTTCTATTAAATCTATAAATCTCTCAACGAGATCCTCAGATGATATATCAAGAAGCTCTAGCAAGTCAACTTCATTTATTTGCTTTAGTCTGTCTTTTAGATCGTGTATTGTTAGTGCCATCTTTCTTTACCTTCTGTGGTTGTTGAAAATGCGTAAGGGCTTTATCAAGACCCTCTGTCCAAGTGTCGAACCAAATAGTCTTCATGCTGTCATACCAGTAAGTTGTGTCTCCTTTTGGGAACCACCTCCAACACGACACCTTTTCTTGACCGATTAGATTTGATACAGGAACACCGACAGAACCAGCGCAGTGAGCAACTGCTGAGTCCACTGAGATAACTCCATCGAGTGTTTGAATTTGATCAGCCGTATCGCTCCAGTGCTTAGATGTAATAAAGCCTTCATCTTGCTGTAACGATACCCAATCAAACTCTGGGTGTTGCTTTATGAAGTTTAGCATAATCTCTTTAGGCATCTGTTTAGCCTTCATATTCCAACTATTGTTTATCGTTGTATAACAATAACCCAACAAGGGTTTCTGTCGTACAGGCTTGACAATCTCAGGATTACGAAAGATGCCTTCGCTACCGTAGATCTTCTCGACAGGAACAGCAGGGATTACATTGTGTTCCATTAAGAAGTATGGTAACGACATTACCTTAATCTTCACAGCATTGGGAAAAGACTGCCCTGCGGTGTATAAACCGTCATGATTGGGAAGTCTTTTAAGTAGCCGAATCATTGGGTCAGGAAATAACAACTTCACTGACTTTAATCCAGCTTGTTTGAGCAGCGGTATAAAGCGACTGAACTGAATCATATCGCCCCATCCTGCCTCAGACCACACGATTGCGTTCTTACCTTTGCACCACATTCCGGGTGTCCAGACTGGTGTTTTAGCGAAATCTGTCTTGACTCCTTGTGGGAATCTCAGATCCGGTAAAGAACGAAGTTCGTGCAGATAGAAACCATGCTCCCAATCACCTTGCTTGATCAGATCCATCCCATACTGATAAGCTGGATTGGCAGCGTTTTGGTCTCGAATACCGTAGAAGTTAATACGGCGATTCTTATTTAAGTGTATCATGAATAGTACTTTTTGTCAATAGCTTCGTAGTTCACAATGAGAAATTCAATGTAGTGCTTAGCCTTTTCAAGGTCTTGTACGCCATTCTTGTACGGAAAGCGAAGTAAGTACTTAATAACATTAGCACTCCACGGATCTAGCCCGTAAGCCATCATAACATCCCATGGCTGGATTTCTGCCACTTGGTAGTGGTCCCCTCCAACCTGTTTACGATCGGGGCTTACAGACTCGTTTATGCGCTCTATATAGTCTTTTAATTGCATTGCTTCACCTCGACAGACGATTTGATAGATTTTGTAGACTGCGACCAAGTTCCACAACTACGGCACTGATAACGCTGATAGGTTCCGGTAGCTGAGATTGCAGTCCCCCGCTTTTGTACGCTAGATGAGCCACAATTAGGGCAAACATGACCGTCAGAAAAGAGATTGTGATTAGGATGAGACTTAATCCAAGGAAGCAAATGCCTATAGAGATTCTCAAGTAAGACAACATCTTGAATATTATACTTCTCCATCCGTTTCCACGCATCTTTATCTCCATTCATACATTTAACCCACAGCTCATGACCTTCGTGTTCATGCTTCTTGCCGAGGTTCAATCGCTGTGCTACATAATCCAACTTGTTACTAGGAAACCTAAAGTTGCTACGAACAACACGCAATAGGTCAATCTGTTTATAAGGCGATGGTGGATTAAAACTATGTAGTAAGAATTCCTTGTTAAGAGTAGGAATATCGAACTTAGTACCATTATAGTGAACCACAGCGTCTGCATCGTTGAGAAGCCCATGTATTCCTTTCAGCATTGTTTTAGGTCTTGATTTATGTACGGAATCAAACATCACTTCTTTCTCGCCGTACCACTTGGCTGCATAACAGAGAACATAGGAAGATTCCATCAACTGATTGATGCTGACATTCTGCTGCCATAGTCCCCACACATGAGCCGTGTTCGGACTAGACTCGATGTCAAGTAGAAGTATCTTCATAGTGGATTCCACTTCCCTTCTTTCCAGTAATAAATCTTATGTTCTAAATCGATACCCAACACAGTGAAGTTAGTGTTGTCACCAATTACCTTCCAATCTGTGATTGTGATCATGACCATTCCTCATCGTCTTGCTTGTTGAAGTCAAACTCAGGATGGATGTAGTCCTGCTGAAGAAACTCTGCCCAAGCTGCCGGAGGAATCATGTGTCCGTCAGCACGATCAAATATACTGGTACTTTCTCCGATGAACTTGATACGATCTACAATGTTATAGCCATATCTAGACGACACAACATCAGCAAACAGCAGCACAAGATCAGTCCATACTGGCTCTTCGCTAAACTCACGACTACGAATAATATGGTCTTCGTTGTCAAACAACTCAATCTTTACATGAAGCATTTTTAGTTCCTTTCTTAGGTTTAAACTGCTCATTAAATTGGTCAATGGTCTTGCGTAACATTGCATTGAAGCCATATTCAATCATGAAGCAACGCTCTTCTTCAGTCATGTCGATTTGAAGATCAGCACCGCCGTCCTTACGCTCTTTCATTTCTACTATCTTCATTACTTCCTCGCTATCAAATCAAAGAATGTTTCTGCATCTACAACAACTAAAGGCTTCTTGCCGTTTTGCTTGACGACAGCAACTGGTTCATGGCTGCCGTGCGTCTTTGCTTGTTCATAATAATTATAAACTGCTACTTTGGCAAGACTCTTACACTCAAACTGATACGGTATTGCGTCTCTTGCCGCTGGACTTAACTTGATGTCTTCCCCTCCGGCTCCCATTGATGTGCTTACGAGGTCTCCGGGGCGTAGTTGCGGGAACCTTCTTTGTAGTTGTTCCACGACCCACTTTTGCAGGTTTCGTCCCTTTGCCTTTGCTGACTGCGGCTTCATCTTTTGTTTCCTCTAGTTGTTGCGTTAAGATCCATGATTTCGGAATGCTGATACGATTATTACATTCATGATCTGATAC